GAGGGTTTGGACCTGATCCATATTCTGACTAGGGGGGTGCGACAACTGTAATACAATGAGTGCGACAAATAAGAGGGTTATTTTGGCTTTTTTCGCAACGATAACGGGTATTACCGTTTATTTTGGAAATTCAGCTATATTTTATTTGGGTGAGTTTGTCGCAGTTTTATAGATATTATATTTATACATATGGCGATACATGCGCATCCCATACTACCTCACCGATGATCTCAAAGTCATCTATTTTTGGATCGCCGATGATTGGTTGGTAAGCTTGGTTAACCGAACTCATTCTGATCGTGCCGTCCGGGAGCTTGGCTAAGAGCTTGCAATAATGATCGTCGTCTATTCTAACCATGAACGCCGGCCCTTCTTTTATTTTTGTTCGCGCGGAGTCTACCAACAGATCTGATCCGTCTTTGAACATTGGCTGCATGGAGTCGCCCTTGAGTTTTACCACAAAGCAACCCTCGGGTGAAGCCTGAATTGTTTTTGAAAAAAAGTAACGGCGAAATAAAATCTGAAGGTTAGATTCGTTCTCTGCAATTAACCCTTGCCCACCGGACGCATATACATTTGGATAGTACGGTACACTTACAAACTCGGCTGGATCGTAGTTGATGTTATCTTCATTAACCTTTCCCCACGTGGGGAATTCATGTTGGTGTTCAGACGTCTGAACACTTTTATTTTTTGCCGACGTTGGCACAGATTCAGAGTGTTCCCACGTGGGAACTGTTTTTCCCAACGTTGGGACGGATCGTGTTCCCAAAAGAATATATGCCTTATCAATAGTTTCGTATTTAGAACTAAGAAGTTCTATATGTTCAATTTTAATACTATTTCCTGGCTTGGTCATTCTTAACCAGGTACTCCTAGACACATCGGTAGCCTCTTCGATCTTATCGTAGGTAGTGTTAAGAGCTTCAATCTCTTGTTTAAGCCTCTTATTAACGGAATTACTCAATAGTTCTATTTATGAAATTGAGATTATAAAAAAGTTTTATTTTTAAAACCTTTTATTTGCATTAGTATCATTTATGACCTTATATTATTCGCAGAATGTATGAACAAATAATTAATGATGCTACAAATGTCGGAAACTGGAAGGAATAAAACAAAGCAAATCGCAATCCGAGACCTTACTGTTAAGGATAAACAACGGATTAGGGAATTAATTAAATATGGCGATGTAGGCAGAATTGCCAGTAAGTGTCCTCATGTCAAATATGACACTGTCTCAAAAACGATAAACCCGAACCACTCTACTGATCATGAGCGTGTTTGGATCGCAGCTGTAGAATATCTGCAAAGCTTACCTAAAATTGAGATTGATGCACGCCTTGAATCTTTCATTAAAAATGGAGTTGCAGCATGAAACATGTAATTGTGAAAAGAAAACCAAGAGAAGAAGTAAAAGGGAGTATTGCAGAATGCGATTGTGGGTGGTGGGGACGTCCCGAAAAATGCCACTTAGATTCAGAGGATAAATTAGTTTGTCCAAGGTGTGAGGCTCAAGTACAAATATGCAAAGGACAGAAATGAGCCTCGTTCAAGCTAAACAACCCACCGCGACGCAAACGCCTTACCCGTCAGTGACTCGCCAGGCGTTGAGAAAAAACCCTGATGCTCATCAGGTTTCTGAGGAGTTAGGAATTCACGTCGCAACGGTGTACCGGCACGCGATAGGAATGGATCTGAAAATGATAAAAGCCTTTAAGGATCTTGACCTCGGAATCAAAGATATGGTTCGGTTTATGAAGCATGAAATGAAGCAGTCTAATGCTTCCATCGCTGAGAAGCTCGGCACTACTCCATCCTATGTTACGGAGGTGCTGAATGAGAACTGAAGCGGAGAGTAAAGAGAAGCAAAGACGCCAACGCCAGGCGATGATCGAAGAGACTATTTCACTGGGTGTATTTGATGATCGCGATCACTTTAAAGCGTGGATGAAGGATGAGTTTAAACTTGATCTGCCGGTTGATAAAATCAGCACCGAATACACGCTATCACCCAAGCAAACCAAGCTGCTTTTTATTTGGCTGAAATACTTTACCGGACGCGGACAAAAGCCGAGAGTTCACCGCGCAAAAGCGCGCATCTCTAACGGGCAATTAAGGAAGATCCCTGAGCTACAAAAAGAGCTTACCTGGAGCGACAGCCGACTGGTTGATTTTGTACAGCAGCAGACCGGAAAGCGGAAGTTAATTCCAAGCCTTTTTAAGGCGGAAGCCACAAAAGTAATTACAGGCATGGAGCGCATCCTTGCCGAGCAACCTTATACAAAAAGTAATTAGATATGAATCAAGAAATAGAAGTATTTGAATTCGGTACAGACGAGCGAAAAAACAGAGCCTTGATATTGGACTCCAAACTAAATGACGCACTGCTTGATACATTCGTTATCAGTGCCGAATTAGTTGATCAAAAGCTTTATAAAGAGCTTGGTTATGAAACGGCGAAAGACTATTTCCAAAACAAATCAATTAGTGTAAGTCAAGCTTATAGATACGCTCAAATTGGCAGAGAAATAAAACCTCTTTTAGAATCAGGTAAAACTAAACATTCTATAAGTATTGCCAACGTTGGCACAAGCAAATTAGAAGAAATAGTTAGGCATGCAAACGATCAATTGGAAGGCTTATTTAGCGAAGGTAAGATCAAGCTTGGTGATGAAGAATACAGCACAGATGACCTTCAGGAGATCTCATTCAGAGAGCTTGATTCCCGACTAAAAACTCTCTCCAAAAAAGTAGAAAAGAACGACCTGCTTGAGGAGCAAAATAAATCATTACAGCTTGAGAAAAAGGTTCTTTTAAAAGAGCAGGAAGAGTTTAAAAAACGGGATCAAAAGTACAGAGAAGCAAGCGTAACCTACGATGAAATGGAACGCGACATTGTGGACGCTACCGAGGCGTTTGCAGAGGTTCAGAAACTGCTTAACCGGATCGAAACTTCGCTAGTTCCTAAACAACTCGGCCCACGTTTAAAGCTGCTGATTGAGACTATCCAAAATGCAGGTGTAGACATCGCGGAAACGCACTCTGAAGTGATGTTTAAATACGACGAGGGACTGTAATGTTGAACGAAGCATTAAAGAATGAATACAGAGGCGAGCTTCGTTTATTGCCTCACGGAAAAAAAGGGAAAAGAGCGGAAGAAATAGCCGTTCAGCATGGCATCAGCAAAAGCCAATTGTACAGAGAAATCGACATCACCGCAGGGCAAAAAAAATGCAAACGAGAGCCGGAGATCCCGACCGAATATATCAACCTGATAGCAGCCGAAAAAGCCGATGCCGGAAAGATGGGAATGAGCAAGCGATTTCTTACTACCGAGGACGCTATTGACCTGCTTGAGCAGTCGGGAAAAATACCTGAAGGAATGATCTCGGTATCAACCGCAGACCGCAGAATGAGAGAGCTTGGCTTTAATAAAAAGCGCACCTACGAACGCCATGAAGATGACTATGTAAACCAAGTGCATCATGTGGATTTTTCCCGATCGGAATACTTTGATGTGGGCATCAATAAAGAAGGCGAAGAGATCATCCGCGTGGATGGAAGAAAAGGCAAATGGGATTATAAAAATAAGGAAAAAGCAGAGCGCAAAAGACTGTGGGTAATGGGGTATGTGGATTCCTTTTCGAGAGTGTATTTAGTGAGGTATTTCAGCGCTACCGGTGAGACCAAAAGCATGGGTACGGAAGCTCTTGAATTTGCATGGCAACGCGAGGATGACAGCCATCCATTGTTGCATCTTCCTGAGGTGCTAAAGTTTGACCAGGGAAGCTTTGGAAAGTACCTGTTTCATCACAAAACCTTTCAGCGAGATACCGGCATTAGAGTGGAGCTTGCTGCTAGTAAAAATGAACGCTATGCCGACCAACAATCGCAAGGTAAAGTGGAGCGACCGTTCCGAAGTTTGTGGCAACGATTTGAAGCCAAAACAGCTAAGATTTTAAAGGCTAAAGGGATCAGCGAAATTAGTATTGAAGAGCTGAATGCTTTGGTGTATAAGCACTGCATTGAACTACTTGAAAAGAAGCATCCATTGAGAGTGCAAACGCGCGGAGAAGTGTACCGAACCGGATTGAGATTCCGCGAACAAAGCAAACTTTCAGTATCGCTTTGGGATCTGTTATTTAATGAAGAAACTAGAAAGGTTGGCGCTGATAAACTGCTTAGTTACAAAGCTCAATTTTATAAAGCTCCTGATAAATTTGCCTACCAAAGGATCTATGTATTTGAGACCAACGATGGCCGACTTAAAGGGCAGGATTTAGACCGGCACGAAGAGTTTGAATTGTTCGCTTTTGATCCTGATAACACGGAAGCCGTGAAGCAACGTCCGGAGGATTACATGCAGCGCATGGGCAATGCCGGATCAAGCCTTGACGGAAGCAAAATGACACTGGTTAACAGCTCAGGCGCAGCCTTGCAACCGCACAGCTTACCACCGGAGGAAAGCGAGGTTGAAGTGAGCACTCCATTTACTGCAAAAGTAAGCAAACCATATACGGAGTGGGATGTAGCGAAGCTTGAGATCTGCAAAGTATTTAACTGCTCCTGGAGTGAATTAGCTGAGAGCGCACAGTCCATTTTTAAACGACTGTTTGATGCCGAGCAACTGGACAAAAAGACGATCGAAGATCTTTATCAGGAGGTGAGCTGATGAGCTGCTTCCCAACCGCAGAACTTACTAATGAGGAAGCCCACGAACTCGGGCTGATTGATGATCAGGAATACTTTGAAATGAACCACCAGGAGCGCACCGAGGCTTTGGATTTTCACGGTCGTGATCTTTGCTACGATCTGAAGTCTGCTAGATCACCCATTGAAGAACTTATAGAAGCAATAAAACTAATCTATAAATAAGAAGGACAAATGAGCACACAATTAGAAATATTCAAGCACTTTAAGATCAAGGCGGTCAGTGATGACAAGAAGATCAATATCACTAAAACCCAAACTTATGAAAGAATTAAGCAAACGTTAGATTCTTTAATTCAGGATGACGGATGGAGAGCTTTCTCCGGAAGAATTGGTTCCGGTAAAACTACCACGATCATTGGAGCGATCAGAGACATCCACGATGAGAATAAAAACTTTGATGTGGTTGAGATCCTTTCCCCGGACAGAGAAAAAGTTGGAGCCGGACAAATACTTGCAGCCTTTGTTCATCAAGTTGGCAAAATGTATATCGGTCAAGATTTCCCATCCGGAAAGATTGACACTAGATATGCTCAAGTTCAAAGAATACTAATGTCAGCTTATGAGAAGAAGAAGAAAATAGTACTGGTAATTGATGAAGCCCAGGAGCTGAATACTAAAGTACTGAATACTATAAAAAGGCTGAGAGATACAACATTTGCGAAAAGGGCGATTCACTTACCAGTGATATTGATCGGGCAGCCTGCACTTGATCCGATGATCCGAAATAATGACGAGGTTAAGCACCGGATTAGAAGCAACCAATTTGGTTACACACGAAAAGAGCTTATTGAGATCCTTTTATTTCTGAGCAAGGGATTATTGAGCCGAGAAACATGTGCAAAAATTGTGGATGCGAAAACAACTGAGGATGGTTTTAGAAGCAAACTTTATCCTACGCCACTGGAATTAGAAAGCGATGTACAGATTGCAATGGAGAATGCTTTTAATCTGAATCATGAAGCCCTTGAATTAAAACATTTTGAAATAAGGGAGTTACAACAGACTGCGCCAAAAAAGGAGCGCAAAAAGATTGAGATCAGCGCTGATATTGCAGACGCTAAGATCAAAAATATTGAGTCAACAAAGGAGGCGTCATGAGTATGATGGGCAGACCTGCAAAAACGCTGAGAGATTTTCACGCGCAAAGTATTTACATCAGCAAAGCTATAAAAGAAGCAAAGCATGATGATGTAATCAAAGTTCAATTTAAAAGTGAAGAAAGATTCAATCACACTGCAAAGAGACTACTTGAGGAATTTAAATACAGTCTAGATCTAACCATTGAGAACTTTAAAGTTGGAGGGCAATTATGGGCGTACATACTAGTGCAGACCAAAAAAGCGGCTTGATCAGAGTGCTGCCTTCCATGCGACTGGTTGATCCTTTCAACTTGAAGCCGGAGGATATTTGCATCAAAGATATCGCGCACCATTTGGCGAGGATCTGTCGGTGGAATGGCGGTGTGAATGGCTTCTATTCAGTAGCTGAGCACTCGATTGCTGTAGCTAAATCGGTTGCGCCTAAATTTCAATTGTGGGGCCTTCTACACGATGCAGCCGAAACTTATATCGGTGACATAACGAGACCGGTTAAACGGCGGCTTTGGGTGTGTGATCATAACCCTTATTTGAATGAAAGCAGATTACTTATCAGCCATGAGCAATCGGTTCTAATGGCAATAGCCGAAAAATTCAACTTAGAACTTGAAATGCCTGATGCTGTTATCCGAGCTGATGACAAACAATTAGCAATTGAGAATGAGCTAATCGAGGCAGGAATGCTTGAAGGCAACTACCCGAACATTGCTGAGGCTCGGTTCCTGGCTGTTTTTAATAAGCTGATGGAAGACCGCAAATGAAGATCCTCCTCGTCATAGGGTTGATGGCATTCAGCATGATCATACAGGCGATGAGGCATTACAAAGACTATAAACTAAATCAAAAAAAAGAACAACATGGCAACTGAAACAAAGACAAAAAAGAAAGTCGATAAAATACGCACAGAAGCTTATAAAAAGGTTCATCGTAAGATGGCCGAGCTGATGTTAAACGAAGGCACACAGCGCATGCTGCTTGAACATATTGAAATGCTCGAGACCAATATGCTGAGGGCAAAAAAAGAGCTTCACGATTACATCATGAGAAATGTAGTGGAAGGAGTTATTGATCCTGCAAATGAAAAGCTAGATCCCAACATGCAGCAGACCAGTTTGGCATTACACAAGTCGGACGGTTTGACCAAGTTCCACATCAATCAGCAGATCAGCAGACAGTTTGATGACAGAGCGCAACAGGCTACCGCATTGATCACTGATTTTATTAATGATTATAAGATGATCGAGGTTTCTAAAGAAGTCGGCTTTTTAATGCAGATGCTTGAGGCGATGTTGTTTGGAGCTTCCCGGAAGAAGCAATTCCGATTCACTCCTGAGCTTCAAAAGTTCATGGCTATGCAGGATGATGAGCTACCTGATGATCGCCTGATAAAAGCCCGGGATATTTTGAATGAAGCTTTTTACACCCATCGATCTCAGTGGTACTACGGAATTGAGAAGTATGACGAAAAGCAGCGCAAGTATGTGAAGCTTGAGGAGCATTTGTTTGGGGATTCATAGCGCTCAATTACACGTGCGCTCGGTAAACGAAAAGCTAAAAAATAAAGGCTATACCGATGCGCAAATATCAGACTGGTGGGAGCTTGAGCTCTACCGACAACAAAGAAGGAAGGATAAAAATAAAGTGAATGCAGATTCCAAAAAAACTACAGAACCTTAATTACTTAGTGGCCGTGCCGCTTATTGTTATGAGCTATCACATTTTCAACTTTTATGAAACCGAACCAACCTTGGTCAGGATCTCACTGGCGCTGAGCTTCGACCTTATGGTGGTGGTTTGTTTCTACCTGTTGAAAGATCCCATGATCGCCAAACTGAAACACGCAAAGAAAGCAACTTGGATCGCGCTGTTGGTGCTGATCAGTTTTCAGTTGTATGTGAATGTGTGGGCGTACTGGGAACTACACTGGTTCCGCGCTGTTCTTTCCGGATCTATACTTCCGGTGAGCGTTGCTTTTATCACTTACATAAGCATGCTCCGTGAACAGCAGGCCGAGATCAAAGAAGCCAAGGATGAAAAGCGACAGCAAGTCCAGGAGAAGATCCAAGAGATTTTTGAAACTGAGGCAGGGCTAAAAGAGATCGCCGGTGAATATCCCTTTGAAGATGTAAAGGTTGAAAAGCCTGAAGTGATAAAAGCATTTAACAAAGATCCAGAAACAGCTTCTGACCTGTTTTTAAGATGTGACAATCGCCGTTCTGTTTTGCGATGGTTGAAGAAATTAGAAAAAGGAGAAACACCGTGAGTAAGATTGAAATTATTGAAACTGGGCGAAGATTTGGAAAGACCCACATAGTCTTAAAAAAACACCCGAGATGTGTAATTATAGAAACAGATAAAAGAAAATCTTACCGAGAAAAGTTTTGGAAGATCGAAAAAGAAAAAGCCCGAAAGCGCAGACAAATTGAAATTGCAAAAATGATAGAAACCGTTGCGATATAATGGAATGCCCTGAGTGTGAACATCAAGCTATTTGTGTGGATACTGAGAAGTATCGCCACAATGCGGACGAGCCGATCACGGTGATCCGTACCTACGCCTGCACCAATGTGGAGTGTTTAACGGGCTTTCAATATCGGAGCACTTTTTTAAAGAAGAGCGATCGATTAGATGTTGAGAAATTTATCAGGAGATACAAAAGAGATCTCATGGATAAACAGACCGGACAAACAAAAATGGAGATGGAAAATGAGTAAACAATTAAGGATTAAGAATGAAGGATTAAGAATGTGTCTAGGGATAATAGTGATTGCGCTGCTCTTGATTGGAGTGGTTGCAGCTGTTAATACCTACGACATGGATAATGTGGAGCGTATAAATATAGCCGACCGTGCAAACGCACCACGCGTAGTTGAATTTGATGGTTGCAATTACATTCGGTTTGTGCATACGCACGAATACATTCACCAGGCGAATTGCCCGAACCCGGATCATAAAACGGAGGGCAAGTGATGGAGTGGTATTGGATTATTTTGATCGGTTTTGGATGCTTCTGTTTAGGCTGGGGAATGTGTGCAATGCTTGGAGCCGGTAAGGTTTCAGATCTAGAGTTTCAGCTTTTAATGGAAACTAGGAATAAGGAGCATTGGAAGAAAAAGACATGGGAATTGATTAATGAGAAGTTAAGCAAGGCTGAAGGGGTTGAAGAATGAAAACCTACGTACTAATTTTATCGCAATACTTTCCAAAGCATCATCCCAGATCCGGTGACCTAACTTTGTTTCATTATAAACTTCACCATTGCGAAAAGCTGCATACTATCCGCGGCAACTTTCAATTATGGGCTAAACGCATCGACGAAGTTAACCAGGGAAAAGCGTTCATCAGCATTCGCCAATGGTCAGGCAAGCCATATCGATCAAAACAAGAAGAGATCCACCAATTAAAAGCCGGGCAAGTGGGATATGAAGAGATTTTCATTTCCTACATCCAAGGTAAGTTTGAAATAACTTTAAATGATGATCAATACCTATACGGTGATGCTATAAATGAGTTAGGCAACAATGACGGGTTAGATGGTGAACAAGGTTTAAAAGATTGGTTTTTGCCTTCATTAAAAAAAGAAGAATGCTTTTCAGGAATCATTATTCATTTCACAGACTTCAGATATTGATATGACCCAAGAGATCGACAAAGAGTTATTTAAGAAGTACATCGCTGAGGAGTTGCGGAATGTTTCCGGAATGAAGTATCAAATTACAAATGCGGAAATTGACAAGCTCAATGAAAGTGATTACACCAAGCAAGAGATCCTGATCACTCTCGAGGAAATGGAGAACCACAAACCCCTCCAAAAAAAGTACCTGAGTGTGTATCGCACTTTGATTAGTTGGATGCGCCTGAAGCGACAAAAAGAGCAGCGCTTCAAGGACAGCCAATTGAAGCGAATGGGTATGACTGGAAAGATGACCTACGAAGAGGCATTGACTTGGATGGAGCGAAAAGGAATTGCTGCTTCCGAACTTGATAATAAGTTCGATCGGCATAAGGACCCGAATGGGAAGTTTTACTTTACAATTAAGAATTATGAATAGAGGAATTAGGAATGGCTACAATTAAAAAACCAATTTATAAAGACGTCTCATTTGAATCTGAAAAAGAATTTCAGGCTTGGCTAAAAAAAACCACTGTCTGTGAAATAGAATTTGAGGATCATGGACAAGATTTAATGAAAATATGGATTGCAGAAAATGGAGAGATCTTGCATGCGAATTTGCAAGCATCTATTTGGAACGGTCGTTTTGTCGATGTAGAAAACCTTGAAGAATTTACACCTATTCATTTGTATCAGGGCAGCGAAAGTCAGAGATACATAAACCTAGTTGTTGTAAAGATTGATAAAAATGAAAAATAACGAATCAAAGAAGCCGGAGCTGTTGCATTCTGTGTTGGCGTATAAAAGTCAGGTACTGAAGCATCCTACTTTTGTGGTAGTGATTACGCGGAAAGCACATACCGGCTATACATTTGAGACCTCACATGTAAACTCGCTGAATTGAAATGGAAGCGTTGAAAAAGCCGAACGGCAAATATAAAGAAGCGGTGATAAATAGATCTCTTCGTTTATATGAAAATGGAATGAAAAGCGAAACGGTTGAGGCTATTACCGGCATGAAGCGAAGGTCTGTAAATTACCACGCCAACAAACAAGGCATTCAAAGATCATTCGGTAACACTGCGCTCACACCGCGTGAAGCAAAAGACGTGAAGCACTTATATGTAGATTGCAAGCTCTCTTCCAATCAAGTTGCAAAAATGCTTTCGATACCAAGCCGGAAGGTTCGCAGGTTTTTAGCAAGAGAAGGATTGATGAGATCAAGAATTGAGGCTTTGCGATTGAGATTTAAGAGACGGTCAAATTATAGAAATCAGAGATAACGATGAGACTTTACCACATTACCCTTTGGTACAGATACAATGACGAGAAAAACCGATATGAGTTTAATCACTTGGAGTATGGTTGGAATTTTATTTCTAAGCCGGTTCCAATGTTTCCGGCTCAAAAGAACTGGAACAATCTTCAATGGATGCGCGAGCACACTGTGATGGATGTAAGATCGAAGGCGGTGGCGTAAATGAGCATCTTCGCAGAAATAGAATCTCTTGAGCAGCGCATTCAAAGCATACTTGCAGAGTCGGGATCGTACAGCTCGGTTGATGATTTTGTACGCACCTACACCGATACCATTTTGGATGTGCTTGGCTCGTTCTCTAAATCGGAGTTGGCTTCCATTAATATTGATGATGTAATTGAAACTGCTCTTCAGGCTTCTTCTGATTTCATTAACGTGAACATGAAGGATGAGATCCAATCTTCTATTGATGATGTGCTTACCAGGACAACAACCTTCTACCAGTCGGTTGGTGTGGAGCTTCCCGGACTGAAGGACGCCATCAATAGAACCGATGATATTGCTGAGATCTCGAAACTCTTCAGCACCAACTTGGCAAGCATGCGTGAGGAGCTTCGCGAAGGAACTAAGGAAGTAATGCAGAGCGAATTGGCTCAGGGATTTTTTAATCGCGAGGATCTCGAGGAGCTTATCTTTCAGTACGCCGATGGCAAAGCACACTACGCCCGTATAAACGCTCGATTGATTGTTAGCAGCTATAACCGCATCGGGCGAGAGCAAGTGCGAGAGAGCGCAAATTTACAGCATGGCTTCTATTACGGTGACGCCCGGGTGAACACTCGCCCTTTTTGTTTGCGCCTTATCGGTAAAGTCTTTACTCTCCAAGACATCGAGCAAATGGATAACGGTCAGTTGAGTCCTGTTAAGATCTATGCCGGCGGATGGAATTGCATTCATTCTTGGCTTTGGGTTGATCCTGAATGGGATGAGGAGTTAGCAAGTAACATTAATACTGATCCGGTTGTGCCGGTGGAAGAGGATTCGTTGAAGATTAAAGCGCCTTCGGCGAATTAAAAATTCAAAATTAAAAATTAAGAATTAGGAATATGAACAGAAAAGGATTTATAACTTCGATCGAATGGGCTCCGGTTTTAAACAGCGATGTTTGTGAAAGTTGCAAGCAAAGATCCATGATTTCAAATATTGGCGATAAAAAAGTTTCTGGATTAAGCTGCTCGAACCCTTCCTGCGAAGAGTTTTTAGTTCCTAAAGTTGAAGAAATTGGTGATTGGAATAAATTACTATGACTCTAAACCAATCCATATTGCAGGCGTACGAAAAAGCGAAAGGCTCGGAGAACTTTAAATATAAGTTTGATGACGAGCTTGCTAAAGCTTTGCAAGAAGGATTGGAAATCACTCTGAAGCAAGGACAGCTTCGAGATCTCACCGATAAGATTTGGTACACTTCTAACTTGATGAAAGACCGCCAAATTAAAACAGAAGGCCAGTGGTTGAAGATGGCAGCGCAAGTTACTGAGAAGTATTTATTAGAGAATATAGACACCTACAAGAGAGCACCCCTGGAAGGACACCAGTTAATAACAAACCAAAACAATACAATTAAGGAAACATCATGAAACAATTACTAATATTTATAATCGCATTCTTAGTTACAGGATGCGCAACCACATTACCTCCTGCTGGGCCAGATTCATCAGCAATGGAAAAAGCAGATGCAATTTGGATAGTATCCAACGATGACGCAGAAACGGCGTATAGGAAAATTGCTCAGTCTTTAACAGATGCTGGATATTCGATTTCAAGTTCGGATGCAGTATTGATGAATATAGTTACAGAGCCTTACCAACCAAGCGAATCATTTGGTGATGCATTATCAAGCGGAGGAATGAAGGTTGTTTTAAATGCCTCAGTCCGTGAAGTTGAAGGTAAGACAGCGGTTAAACTTTCCGGTAAGTTTACAATACCTGGATTATATGGTTCAGACGATAATGAAATACGTAATCAAGGAGCAGGAACGAGCTATACTGGAAGAAGCTGGAAAGAACTCGAAAGAATAGCTGAATCTTACTCTGGTGGTTCTTTAGAATACACACGTAATATGTAGCTTGACAATGACCTGCGGTTCTTGTAGATTTTTCTCACTCCGAAAAAACACTAAGAACCGCATCGCATTTGGCTTCAATTGTAGCCGATGCAATTATACAAGCTTATGCCGGTGCGTCACCCGTAACCAATCGGGTGGATGGTTCCTTAGTGTACCATTTCGGAGCGCATCGGCTTTTTATTAACCGAAAAAAACACTAATACAATGAACACACTTCAAACTTTTACCTTCGATAAAAAAGACATCCGAGTTTTCGGAAACGCAGACGAGCCTCTCTTTGCTGCGGTCGATATTTGCAAAGCACTAGATATCGAAAACACGACACAGAGTGTCAGCAGATTAGAAGAAGATGAACGCTCAACCCTATATACTAATGAGGGTTCAAGTAACAATTCTGAGTTAAATGTCGTGAACGAAGCCGGACTTTACCGACTTGTTTTAGAGAGCCGTAAACCCGAAGCCAAAGCATTTAAGCGTTGGTTACTTCACGAGGTGCTTCCTTCCATCCGAAAGTACGGCGGTTACGCAACCGACAGCCAGTTCCGGGAATTGCATGAGGCGTTGCTCCGTAAAAAGGAGTTGCTCCAGGAGCGCGAAGAAATAGCAGAAGAGATCAAAGAATGCACCAAAAAGATCAACAGGATTCAATCAGCAATCACTGAAAGTCCTGTTCAGCACAAACTGGACAAAGCCGAACGGCCATATGAAGGTGTAAAGGTTTCTACTTTTCAGGTAAGCGAAGTATTCAAAACAGATCCGATAAATGGAAAGGACCTTTTTCTTGGATGCTCTAACAGGCGCACTGTTTTGCGGTGGTGGAAAAAGCTCCAAAAGGGAGAAACGATATGAACAGCCTGAACTTACCACCCAAACAAAAACGAAAAGATGTGATCAATGATTTTGATGAACGCCTCGCTACTTTGGAAGCTTGCGTATTCGCGGCTATGTTTATGCTTGAAGAGCACAGCGGTAAAGAGACGCCCATCAGCTTTGCATTGTGGCAAAACTTTGAACATCTTAAAGACAGCTATCAAACCCTTAAGCAGGCAAACGCTGCCTAACTATGAAGCCCTCTTCCCGGAGGGCTTTTTTTATGGACCTAAAAAAACTTCAATTATTTAAATGCACAATGTTGTGCATTATTAAAATAAGTTGTATATTGGTCTAAGCAATTAAGCTTAAACAATCCGAGCGGTGTCAGCTCACAAAAAACCGACTATTATGAAAGCTTCAGACAAACAATTCAGAAATCGCAGAGTTAAGCAAATCGAAAGTCTTTGCGAAAAATTCAATATTCCTGCTCACAAGCACTTTGCACAAACAGGAACAGTTTACTTTACTTTTGAAATAAACAACGAATCTGTAAAGTATAGAATAGCCGACCATGCAGATGCTTACGGCACAGCTAATTATAATTCAGATCCATATGAGTGTGATGACTATTTTCAATTTAAAAAAGAATTGATTAAAGAATACAAACCAATATTTGAAGACGCGCAAAAAGAAATGAGAGAAATTGAACAAGCTCATGATCTAAAGATTAAATCTGCACATGAAAAAAACATGCAAGACCCTCTTTATAGACTTGCACAGAGATACCAAAAAGAATCTAATTATGATTTGGTACAGGTTGCAAATTTATTAAGAAGATTTAAAAATGAAGAAAATTCAGATGAATCTGTAATTAGCTTCATTCTTAATGACGAGCACGATTATAGAGATGAGGCAGCTATATCTTTGCTAATTGAAACAGTAAACCAAGATTTGAACAATGCCTAAACTACCAAGATTTATGATAGCTGAGAATCCAATGACAGATGATCGGCTGTTTATTATACACAATAGAAAGCCTCGATTTATAGCTGAGGTTAAAGAACCTGAAATAGAAGTCGTTCAATGGATTGATGATCCAGACCGACCAGAACGGCTTGCTAAATTAATGAGCCGTATGGGCGACTGGTACGTTGCCTATTGCGAATGGGAAGATGACGACACGCCAAACCTAAATTGATATGACACATAAAGCCCTTAAACAATTCTTTGACGAACGTCCTGCTATTTCAAAAGCTATGATAGCTGAGGAAGCAAGTATTTCAAGACGGACGCTTAATTATGCGATTGATGATGGAGTGATTTCTAAGAAGACAGCCGAAGCACTTCTTCCTGTTTTGCAAAAATACGGCTGGCAATCAGCGTAATCTTCTAGCTACCAAAAGCACTAGCACGAATGCGATCAAGCCACCGATCAGTAACGTTCCCCACCACGGTATTTTGCGTTCGTACTTTACAGTCTCTTTGGTTTCGGTTATGGTTTTCTCGGCAACGCTCACCTGTTGGGTATCGGGCTTAACTTCAGCGATCACTCGGTAGCGATTCACACCTTTGCGGACATCGCGGACACTCTCATTTTTTATGATTCCTGACGCGGACACACTTTCCGGATCTGCGGACAAATCTAAATCAGGAAGCGGTATGATGGTGACGCGAACGCGATCATCTTCGACAACAATGGTATCTGCTGCAATGACGGGAACGTCTAAGACATGCCCGGCAATAGGCACACTCACTTGCACAGAATCAATGCGTTCAGTGCGTGAGGAGGTTATTCGTTCAATTTGGCGACAGCCCGAAAGTGTCGTGAGTAGCAAAATCAATGGTACTATTTTTGTCATGGTGTGTCCGTTTTAATTAAAAGGCTCTGTCATATTTTTGGCGATGCGTGGCGTCAGTAACCGAACAATGTTGTCTTCTTCCTGCTTCGTTAAACCGACGAACCGGTACAGCACTTTGTTGATGCCGACGCCCTGATCTGTCAGGTAGCCTACTATTTCCATTGCGCGGTCTTCGCTCAATCCATCCAAGTAACCGGCTTCCAATTCTACATCGCCGTTGCGAACAGAAGCCCGAACTCGCATCGCTTCAAGCACTCCAACCTTTCCCATAAACAGCGTAACTCGGTCGATGGGTAATCCGATTTTAGCACGCTTCTTTTTGTGCGATTCGCTTTTGTATTTTCGGGACTGTGCCGTGCCTCCAAACTTCTGAGTCAGGTATCTACCTCGCGAGGATCTGAGCTGAATGATGCTCATCATCTGCGCACCGGCATAGTTCACATCTTGGGTTTTAACGGAATCATCTACCGAGGTTTTTAGCCGTTCGATAATTTGATCGAAGGCTCTTTGATCAAGATCTAAATCAAAGCCGTTCAAAATCCAAGCCCTCCCGTACTCTTCACAGGAATGGTATCATCTTCATCTTCAGGAACAGAAAGGTTCAATTCTTTGCGGTATTGCCTTTTGCTTAATGAAACGGTTTTATTTGCTTCATTTAAAACGCGAACATTCGTGAGCTTGTCTTCCTCGCTTTCAATCACAAGATCGATACTACACATCAACTTACCGTTCCAGTTTAGCTCAACAATAGGCAGCACGAAGTGGCGCATGATTACGCGCATTGCTTTTTGCTTGAGCTTAGTGGCCACATCCTTACGAATACCATTGGTGGTATACATAGCTGCGTAGCTTCCGTTCTTGCCCATGTTATCGGTTAGGCTTTCGGACTTAATGATCTTGGCAATCGCTTTATTCCATCGATCAGCTGAGCGATCAAATACATCTACGCTTCCACTCTTGTTAGACTCAGGGAACTCGATGGTATCATTTTCACCAACAACCATCCGCGCATCGCTTCCGGCACTAAGTACGGCTTTTTTCACCGTTGCTTCATTTCCACCCGGGCCAACTTTACCAACGATCATTGGTGTAGCAAACACTTCATTGAATGCTGCTGCATCTTCCTCGTTGAAATATTTGAAAACGGCATACCGAATACACGCCAAGCCCACTCCGAAATCGGTGAAGTCTATATCCTCAAAGCTCGGTAGTTTCTTTTCAGTGAACAGCAGAACCGCTCCTTTTTCATAGGTATAGTAAGGCTCGTCACCAAGGTACAGCGTATTGCACTCATCGGTTTTGTTCTCCTTTTTGGCATATAACCAACTCCGGGGAATTACTTCATAGGTCGTTGGAATCTGCCAAGATCTTCCTTCGATGGTTTCCACGCTCCACGCCTCCGGAGGAATGTTTACCGAGCTGAATCCGTAATAGTGGCCATCCAATAATTCATCGATCAGCGCAAGCATGTCCATCTTTTCGAAGATCTCTTCAAATACAGCTGCTTGCTGCTTTCCTGCTTCGCCGTCCTCTTCATTTGGAGTGATGCTGAAGTCGTTGCCGGTAATGGCAGACTTTAGTGACTGCATAGCTCCAGGGATCTCGTCATCGATATTGTAAAAGAACTTAAGGATCTCAAACAAGTGAGCCGGATTGCCTTGCTGAGCTGAGCGGAACGCTTTCTTAAAATCGCTTGGCGTTACGTGCTTACTGATTGCCGGAAACGAACGCGACTTTGAATTGGCGATGATGGTACTGGTTACACCACCGGCTTTCGCTTTCAGGTTTCTTGGCTGTAATATGTTCGTTTTCATTTTCATAAGTGATGATGTATTTCTTCCATTTCTATTGTCTTACCTGCTAGTTCGTGATGGCAATCAGAGAGAAATTGAATCTTTCCTTCAGTAACAAAAAGATGGCATCTGCTTTTTGGATTATGCTTATTTACTAGCAGTGAAGGTTTAAAAGTGGGTGTTCTTCTTGTGCCTGAAAACGTCCAGGAATGTCCACAGCTACCTACTTTATAACCGTGCAGGCAATTACAACCCGGACAAAAGAACCAGTAGTGATCACAGCCATCGGCTTGATCTTTAAAAACTCCGACAACGTCCGGTCGTTTGTGTAATAAATCTGTGAATTCAGGCATTATCTTCGACTCCTTTTATATCTGCGTTTGCTGATAGATTGATATTTAACTTTAGATCGCTTTAGTCGGCTTCTCACTTTAGTACGGCAGGCTTCCAATGCATCAGGTGCATCCACATATGGATGATCAGGATAGTTCTCTAGTTGATCTTTAGCAGCTGAAAGATCGTCGCTCAGCTTAACCGGGAAGAGCATGCGTTCTTTGTCGAAGTCTACTTGCATACTGTCAATCCGCGAGTGCTTTTCTCCAGGGTTTTTATATGCACGAACCGGAAGGTGAACGCCGAGCTCATCTTCCATTGCTTCGAGATCCTCTTCGAATCTATTTTCTTGATCATAAGCGTCTTCATATCCACCATCTTTCAATCCGAGATACGCCCATTTTTGAAAGGCATCGTACCAACGATCGATCACTTCACTCATCGCGGTTCCCTGCCGGCAGTAGCAATCAAGTACATAAAAGTTTGATCCATCATAGAGCAGCACAAACCAACACTTGTAGGCTGAGCTCTTACTTCTTCCCCATGCAGGATCTAACCAACTAAAGATGGCGAACTCCTGAAGCCCTGATTCAAAAGGAAGAAGGTCTTCAGGTTTATATCGCGGAAAATTGCTGAAGACTTTACCAGGAGCGATCGGGTTTCCATTCATCTCACCTTCGTAGCGGTACTTCATGGCAGCGCGCTCCGACTTATACCAACGAGGCTTATATCTTTCCGGCCACAGGTATTTAACTTCACCGTTCACTATTCGTTCAGCTTTGTAAATAAAACCTCGGCGAACTCTAAGCCCGTCACTGGTTGGAAGCTTGCCGTTGTTGCGCTTGCAGATCTTAGCAAATAAACCCGGAACAGATCCGGTCTTTTTAAATTCTTTCAGATCTTCCTCGTTTTCGTAGATCTCTTCAAAACCTTGATGAAGCGCGGAAGTCTTCTTTCCCATATTCCCCAACCAAACAAGTGGGCCGGTTATGGCTCCGTATAATTCCTGTACCACCCAGTCCACTTTCTTCTTTCCGTTTTGTGGATTGTGAGTGTCTTTGGTTTTCTCGAGATCATCCACCAACGCGCCTTGAGGTCGCAGGTTCAGAAAAGTCATCCCTTTTCCGGAAGTGTCATCCGATACTGCTTCAAACTGGAACAGGTTTCTTTTGCCGGTAGCTTTGCATGTTACTCTTGCCCGGTAGATCCCGTTGATGGAATCTTTCTTTATGACTTTGATGTCGTAATCTGCCTGCACTCTTGGATTGTCCATCATGTCCATATCGATGTATTCGATATGACTCCAAGCTCGAGAGATCTTCTCCGCTCCAAATATCCAATATTGGATTCGGCCATTGAGCGCCCCTTCCATTACGTTAATTCTGCACTCGACAGATTTGGCATGTTCACGAGGGCCATGTATAATGAAGAGCGCTTTCTCGGGATAATTCATCATAGCGTCGAGATCGGCGTGGAACGCAGCCGATGTCGAATCTACATAATGCGGTAAATAGAGCTGCTTAAATTCTTCGGGATTGGCATTCGTTTGTTCGTGCCGGTCTTTAATGGCCTGCTTAGAACTATCGGAAAACGGTGAAGTCGATTTACTTAACCGATCCGCATGAGCATCCAGTTTATTGAGGATATTTTTCTTGGCCGCATTGGTTGCCATTAAAGATCTCCAAATTTACTCGCTAGCGATTGCGTGAATTCCATGCTGAGCTCAACTACTTTATTGAAGAGGTCTTCATCTCGTTCGCGGATCAGCTCCATGAACATTCCATTGGCATCGATCGCGTTTGCAACAAAGGCGAGATCCTTATTAAGATCTTCCATCATTTTACGATGCTTCGAAACCATGTCGACTTCTTTGGAAGTAACCAGTCGGTTTTCTTGTTCGGCCTCATCATAAATTCGATTGATCTGAGCCAAAGCTAACAGCCCGATCTTTAGGGTCGATGAATTCAAGAGTCTACGCTGCTTCTCCCAGTCTTCCTCTTCAGCCCATCCTGCAATTGTGATTGCTGTTGGTGGTAGAATTTCAGAAATTTGGGTGAAATCCATCCCTAGCACCACGAAATAACGTCGTGCGGTTGCGATCATTGATGATGGATAAGTTTTTGGCATGGCGATCTTCCTCTTTATTTAATGCTCACCACCAAGTTCGCCACCCTCGGAAATCATTAAAGGGAAAATACCCTATTTCCCCTTTATCGAATTGCTCTGCTTCTCATCTTTGTGTCAGAATTAAACGCAAAGACCACAATGTCATTCTGTACACAAACTGATCTTACTAATCGAAAAGGCGTGAAAGTGATCGCTGAGCTCACCGGAGATCCGGATGGAGAAACGGTGAATACTGCTCGAGTTACTTTAGCAATCGATGAGTTTGCAGAGCGCATTCAAGTGAATTTGAATAAGCAGTACCGAGGCGTTGAATTTGATGAGACTAATAAATTCTTAAATGGCCTGAATATCGAAGGCGCATATCTATTGTTAGAGAAAGATGCTTACGATGGATGGGATGAGAAAAACCTTGAAGCTTGGAAGCTGCTCTTAAAAGATCTCGAGCACATCGGCTCCGGAAAGATTGATCTAAAGATTGAAACAGAAGAAGAAGAAGATGCAACGGTGGAAGGTTATTTCAGTACAAATCGTCGTGTATTTGGTCGTAACTCTTTAAACGGCGTGGAGGCTTAGTATGATACAAGAAATACAAACAGCCTTCATCAATAGATTTGAAGCCGTGCGAACGGCAAGTGGCGACACTGATTATCCTAAAAGCATCAAACCGTACAGTGATGAGTTGAGCAACCTTGGTAAGGTGAATATATATCCTTCCGTTTATGTGAACATTGCAGTAAATGGCGTACTTGAAGCTGATGACATTAATGGGGCAATTCACACGGCATCGATCATTCCTGAGATCATTGTATTTGAAGAGAATAAAGCATCGAAAGATGCGAAGTACACCAAACTGGCTGAGCTCTTTGATTGGGTATATGATGCGCTTAAGGGACATATTTTCACGATTGAAGGTGTTCCAGTTGTAGCAGCTAAAAGAATAACCTGGAGAGCCTTCACTGAAACCAAGCCCGGATACATTGTAATTATGCCCGAACTGGAGGTACACACGTCATGAAAGGTTTTGAAATAAAAGCAATGGCCGGTGTAATTGTCCTTGAGATCTTCGGGGAGTTTGGGTGGTGGACAAATCTTGAAGACTATCTGAGGTGGCAAATCAAAGAGATTGGAGAAGAGGCTCCGCTTCATATTCATATCGATTCTATTGGTGGAGATCCTCGAAGCGGAATGGCTCTGTACAATATCATTCAAAGCCATAAAGGAAAGACTACCGCATTTATTGAATACATGTGCGCTAGTTCAGCAACGCTTCCGGCGTGTGCTTGTGATGAAGTTATCGGAAACGAATTTCCATTTGAATATATGATCCATGATCCATCAATCCTGATGGACTGGGTTACCCTTGATGAGATCGAAGGCGCAAAGGCAGCGCTTAAATCATCGAAGGATGACATGGTTCGCGTGTATGTAGAAAAGACCGGACAAAGCGAAGCCACGATCTTGCAATGGATGAAAGAAACTAAGTGGATGAAATCAGACGAAGCCTTGGAGCTTGGTTTTATCGATCAGATCCAATCGATTGATTCTACCCTAGAAGAGAAGGTGGATTATGAGTTGGCAGCCAAAGCATACGCTGACAAAAGACCTAAAGAATTTGAAATAAAAGGGCGTGGTAAGTCGCCTGAACCCTCAAACAACAACACACAAATCAAAAGTAAAATGGAAGAATTCTTCAAAAAAGTGAAAGCAGCATTTGGCTTAGGCGACACGAGCGACGAAGCGGATGTAGTGATAAGAGCCAAAGAGCTAAAAGCTCAGGCGGATAAAGTTGATCAACTTGAAAAAGACAACGCAACTTTAACCAAGGAACGAGACGACGCGCTCGCAAAGGTAGCGGAATTGGAAGGCGAAGAGCCGACTGAGGAAGAGCTAGAACAGCAAGCAGAGCAAGAAGTTGATGCGCAGTTAGAAGCTGCTATCAAAGACTTTAAGATCTCAGCTTCAGCTAAAGAGAATTATGCGAAGACTTATAAGGGCAAGCCTGATGAGTTGAAAGCAGCGCTCGAGCTAATCGAGGAAGGCGCAGCGAAGCCGAAAGGATCGCCACGGCAAAGTGCTAAAGCAAAAGCAGGCGCAGGAGTACATCCTGAAGTAGCTGCCGCTTGGGGTAAATAGTCCAACCAAAACCAATTATTAAAAAAAATACATCACATAAAAATTAATCAGTCATGAATATTACTCAACTAACAGCGCAAGCCCGACCAGCTATGACCGAACGAGGTCAGCGTTTTATCTCCTTGGTTCTTGGTTACTCTGTTCTATTAAGAACATTGCTGAACTTTAAACTTAAAGCAACGGAGCACCAGTACCGTCCGGCAGCAGGTTCTCAGTCATTAGCAGCGCGAGCTCTTAATGCAAACTATACACCTGCTTCAATGAGTCCGGCGGCAGTCCTAGCAGGAGTGCTTTCCGCTCACGGTTTCTTCCTAAAGTATGATCAAAGCTACAAGGCAGATCATGATCTAGGAATCGGAATTGAAATGGATCAGTGGTACGATGACAACCTCGATGACAAAGCCTACGACACGGCAATGGCTATTGAGGCGCTTATTTTAGCGGGATCTGGTTCCGGAAATAACATGGCAGGACTAACAACCATATTAGACGGAACAAACGTCGCTGGTCTTGGAATCACGATGGTTATCGATGCCTTAACAGGGTCAGGACTAAGTGGTGACAGTTTCGATTTAACTACTTCAGCTAACTTTGACAAGTTCTTAGAGCAGTTGGATAAGTGGAAAGCAGAAGTAGCAGGCGCAGATGCAATCATTTGTAATCACTCTACAGCTGCGAGATTGGCAACTATCGCGAGAATTAAAAACTCTTGGGGTCAGGGTGTAGATACTCTTGGTAATCCGGTTGATATGATCAACAGAATGAGCATCATTCCGGTTGATGATACTGTTCTTACAAAGACTGAGGATGACAATGCCGGAACTCCAGTCGCCAATACAAGCTCGATCATCGTAATGAAGAACGCTGAGGGATTGTGGAATATCAATTCAAACTCAGGGCTAGGCTTCTACGATCACGGCGAGCTTAGTGGCGAGCAGCAGGAAGGAATCGGTTTTGAATTCCGCGCCAAGAATGAAATCAAGCGTAAGCGAGCGCTTAGAAGAGTCCGAAATATCAAAGTATAGGGTTTACCTCCTTAATTGTAGCTAATACCGGGGATTGAGTTTCCCGGTATTTATTTCCCAACTATCAAAAAAATCATACAACCATGCCTGAAGTAAAAAAATCAACCGACCTTGAACTTGCCAAAGATGCCGTTGCGCATATTGAAGGCATTGAATCTTTAGATGAGCTGAGCGCTTTTGTTGGCGAAGACGAAAAACGCAAAACTGTGCTTAAAGCCAACGATGCGAAGTACGCTTCTTTAACGGAAGGATCTAAAAGCGATGACGAAGATCCGGAAGAAGTTGTAACGGATGAAACTCCTGAAACACCGGAAGAACCTAAAGTTACTGAAGAAGAAGAGCAGGAAGAAGTTGTAACGGATGAAGCGGTTACTGCTGAGTTCTTGGCTGATGTTGCTGAAGTGATCGAGAACAAACTGGCCAACGAAAAGGAATTCAAAGGCAACAATGTGGATCACACGGTAAAGGAGCTGAAAGAAGCTCATGAGGCTTTTGAGAAGTCTACCGTAGTTGATGAAGAGAATGAAACCATCGAGTTCTCTGAAGAGAAATTCGATGCATTTCGAAGCGCAGTCGCTAACCAGGCGAACGCCGATCAGCAACGCCGAGGCTTGTCTCAGCCGGACGCTGTCGACAAAGCGCTGTTTGATCTGCACAACCAATTGAACGGATAATTTATTTTTTCTAAACATGAACTACGAAAGCCCAACTACTTCAATAATCAAGTCTAGTATCGGATTGATAGGAACTACGATGAGCATCATTCTTGAAAATGTATCAGTAATTGTCTCCATAGTAGCCGGTGTAGCTACTGCGCTATTTATGTTTCAGCAATATCGAAACGCGAAGCAAAAAGGAAAGGCTTTCATAGAGGACAGGCAAAATGAACTGGATAAGTAATTTTTTAAACCGAAAAAGAACACCGCTGTTCTTTGTGATCATTATCACAATTGCGGTGGTATCGATCTGGTGGACGTTTACCACCATGCTCGAGCTTTCAGGTTTTGCCGCTGCCTTTGGGAAAGCGGTTATAGGAATCTCTTTGTTCTTTGCTACGGATCAGTGGCTACTCAGAGACATAGAAACAATCAACGAACTAAAAAAAGGAAACACAGCATATGCGATCTTCATACTTTCGTACGCTCTTATTCTTGCTGCCTGTATTGCTAGTGCTTAGCACCGGTTGTACTGCAAGCCCTGATATTGAGCCCGTAAAAACAGAACTTAATTTCACCGATACACCTTCAGGAACAGCAGTAAATGCTCCAATCCCTGAAGTATTACATTCTACAGCGGAGCTTCCGGTGGGCAAACTTGCTCACTTGGATCTCGCTGAGTCTTATATCGGCACTACCGAATTGACTGGAAACAATGACGGCTTAGAAGTCGAACAGTTTCTTAGATCAGTCGGATTAAGCAAAGGGAATCCCTACTGCGCAGCATTTATAAGCTTTATTCTTGATGAAACGCCCGGGATAAAATCTCCGACAATCAAGACAGCTTTAGCGTCCAAGTTCATCACTAATGAAAGCATCGATGCAAGGCACGTACTCAGAGGAATGGAGTCCATTCCTGAAGGAACTATTGTGATTTGGCAGAAAGGCAATACCATCTTTGGGCATGCCGGCTTTGTTGAAGAGCAGCTGTCCAGGAGCGAGTTTACAACTATTGAAGCCAATACCGGAAGTGGTACTTATGGCGATCAAAGCGATGGCGATGGAGTGTGGCGAAGGCAGCGCTCCATAATGCCGGGTAACTATTTCAGGATCACTAATTTTACTCGGGTGGAGTATGAGCACATATCCTGATATAAAAGATTTCGTCTTCGCTCAAGATGATCTGCCGGAAGAAGGTGCGAACATTCGTGTTCGCCCTGAACCGGTTAGAACTAAAGTGTATGGTCAAGGCATTCCGCTATCAGGCCCAAAGCTAAACGGGAAGGTGTTCCCTTGGTCAGCTCCATTAGTGGTAGACAGTACTTGTGATGCCGATCGTATTGGTGATCCCGACAACAGCAAGATTCATCCGGATGCTGTAGCACAAAACCCGGAACTATTTATGAGCGAAGCCCAGTATCAAAATTATTTAACCTAAAAAGAACAATACAATGAGTAAGCACGGTGGAATTAAAAGCATTGAATGGTCTCCAGCCGGAGCCGCAACCTGGACGGATCTACTTCGATTAAAAGAAGACTCCAGCCATGAACCTGAAACAGCCTCTGAAAAAGATTCAGCAGGTAGATTACTATATGCAGGTGAAGATGACATCTGGAGGCTTCATGTATATGATCTGACCAAGAAGGCCGCTTTAGTAACACGCATGAAAGACGATGTGATTGCAAATCAGTTGGTTGATCTACGAATCACCTATTTAGATAATGCTACTGAAACGCGAGCAGGATTCTCCCCAATGATCGAAGATCCTAAAGGCTTTGCAACTAAAGTACGTAACTATTTTATCGCAACATTCTCAAGATTCACTATTTAATTAACTGCCATGAGCATTGCCGGAGCACAAGCCTGTAGCTTTTTTGACGACGACCCTGCAAGTCCAACTTTTGGGGTTGTTGTTCAATTTAATCGTATCACTGAAAACTCTTCTTTCTATACTAAAGGTGTAGGGGAAAAGGATTTCAGAGGTAATATTATCTATGCCGGAGATGAGTCTAGGCTAGAGATTGAAGCCTTCGATTACGATGGAAAGGTTACGCAACTAAAGGATTGGCAAAAGAACAAAACTCCACTAAAGTTTGTGCTTGCTGGTGTACATGAGAATATCCTTTGGTATGAAGAAACTACCATAGCCGTTGAAGAGCCTAAAAGCTTCGCCACCAAAACTCGTAATGTGATAAAGGTACGCATGGAGGCTGATGGTGGTGAACATAGTATTTGGAAGGGCATAAACCTTTTTGATGGTGCTGTTAAATTACTTGGATTTACTAATGCTTGGGCTGATGATGACTCCGATGGTTTAGCTAATGGCGTAACTGATTTTGGTACTGGAGCGGTTGCTTTTGCAAGTGATACTCAAACTAAAACTACAGATACAACCGGTAGTCAGCTTCTTTGGATTGATCTTTTAATGCCAATTGCGGGGGTTACATTTACAATGAGTGCGTTGTACACCAAACTTCATGCATCCGGCACTGATAATGAAATAAGGACGTTAGATTCCTCCGGTGCACAGTTAACTGGTTTAAGCAAGGAAGCAACTACTACATTATCCAGGACGCCATCTTCTTTAGGTACGCCCGCGTTAATGTGGGCTTTCAGGTGCATTCTTGTTAGGCAAAAATTTGCGGGTGCTTCAGATACCCACAGCTTTAAATTCCCTGCTTTCAGAACTGATAACTCTGATGAATACATAGCGGGATAATTCAAATTTTAATCAACTAATTCTATGAGCGAAGAATACAAACCAATACCAAAGAAAGAAGAGGGCTTTGTTCTGAACACCTCTACCCCAAACAGGGAGCGTAAAATCCATGAGATTCAGGTACGATATCCTTCTGTAGAACTATCGGAACGCAAGGCTATTTGTTATCTCCAAAAATGGAAGCCGGAAGAGCGAATCCCTGAATTAGGGCTAGATATTAGAATAGCTGTCTCTGATTTAGAACAGATGATCGAACGGCATAAGAAAGCTAAACAGAAGCGCTCGTTGCAAGAAGAGTTGGTAGATATTTGTGACAGGTATAAAGCGGAACATAACCCACCTGATTCTCTTGCTCCAGAAGAATATTGGTATCAGTTGGCCTGTGTGCTTTTTGTAGAATTTAAAGACTTGAAAGTGGACAAAGGCGAACTGGATTACAAAGAAATTCAGAGGGCGTACGCGGATTTTATGTAGCAACAGTTCAGGATGAGCAAAAGGCCTATGAGCTGTTGGAGATCCGGGAAGCCTTTCCAACAAAAACAGATAAATTAACCGACTGGGAAGAAGCTCAACATGTGGCACTTGAAGAATTATCAGAGCATCAGCCTATTTGGGAATACCTCATCCAACGCACAGCAAAGTCTCCAGGCGATCTTAAAGAACTTCGAACCTTCCTGCGTGTTGAAATCGTTGAATCCTACCTTCATACACTGGCTAAATAATGGCAAATAACGAAATCAAAATATCGGTTGTATTTGCGAAGGCAGGAGCTTCCAAAAATGTAAAGGAGTTTACGGGTACGCTTCAGGAAATGGAGCAGACCACAAAGAAGACTGGAGCTGCTGCCGGCAAGAGTTTTGAGAAGACGAACAAGTCGGCTCTTAAATCATTTGGTAAAGCCGGACTGATTGGTCTAGCAGCTACCGCTTCAGGAGCTGTTGTTCTTGGCTATAATCGTATGATCGATAAGGGGTCTGAATTTCAACAGAACCTTGCAGATCTTGAAGCCATTACAGGAATTACCGGCAAGGATTTAGATTCTTTAGGAGCTCGTTCTTTAGATACTTCAGTCAAATATGGAGAATCGGCATCCAATATTATAGAAGCCAATAAACTGGTAGCTTCACAGCTTGCCGAAAAGATCGACTTTAATACTCAGGAAGGACTTGAACAGCTTCAGGATATTAGTGAGCAGGCTATTATTCTACAAAAGGCAGCAGGTATTGATCTGCCAACAGCTGTAGGAACGTTGACAACGGCTGTAAACCAGTTTAACCTACCTGCGAGTGAAACAAACCGACTTATTAACTCCATCGCGGCAGGATCGAAATTTGGTGCCGCTGAAGTAGCTGAACAATCAGCTGCATATGCTGAAGCCGGCTCGGTTGCCGCTTCTACTAATCAATCTTTTGAAGTACTGAATGCAAGTACTCAGGTGCTTGCTGCTAATGCTATTAAAGGAGGCAAGGCTGGTATTGGAATTCGTAATGTTTTGCTCACTATGAATAACAGCGCTAAGCTTGCTGAAGCAGGGATTGAAGGCGTGGATCTGCAAGCGGATGGATTGGCGGTTTCACTCGAGAAATTGAAGCCTTTGTTGAGCGATTCAGCTGCGCTCGAGAAACTCTTTGGTCGTGAAAGTATTACTGCCGCTCAGATTCTGATTAAGAATGCGGACAGCGTTGCTACGATGACCGAAAAAGTTACCGGTGGAAACGTTGCCCTGGAGCAGGCTGAAATTCAGCTGAATACCTACAAAGGAGCACAGGCACAACTGGCCGCTGCAATCGATGCACAATTGATTCCGGCTTTTCAGGAGAGTAATGGAGCCATTGTATCTGGAATAAATCTGCTTATTGATCTGACAGAAATATTTGGTGAAGGAGTATCCGGAATAAATGATATGGTTGAGTCAATGAACCGTATGAGATCTTCTATTGGTACTATTTCATTGCTAGTAGATAAGTACACGGATTTCATTATTCCTTTGAGGATTATTAAGTCGCTTTTAGAAAGCACAGGGATCATTGAATCGACAGAGAAATATGAAAAGCTTTTTGATGAAATCGATGAGGGAAATACAAAAATAAAAGCTCAGGTTGAAAATATTAAACTCGAGGCTGAAGAGTTTAAAAAACTGCGAAACGAGCTTGATGAAACGAATCCAAAATACGCCTCATTTACTCGCTTAATTAAGCAGAATAAAGAAGAGCTTGAAAGCTCAAAATCACAGTTCGAAACCTATTTAAAAAACCTTCGAGAACAACGTGAAGAAACGGAAGAAGGAAGCTTTGAATACGCTCAATTATCCGAGCAAATTAACCAGGCGAAATATGCGTTGGATTTAATTGCCTCGGGACTGGAATCAGTGACTAAATTAACTAAGGAAAACACCAAGTCAGTCAAGGAAAATGCAGGTGCTTTTGAAGGTTCTGAAAAACAATACGATTCTATTTCCGAAGCTATAAAAGACAAGAAAAAAGCCCTTGAAGATTTGCTAGATCCAACCAAAGAAATCACCAAAGAAAACTGGGAAAAAGCCAAATCATTAGCCGCTGAAATTAAGGGCTATGAAGATCTAAATGCGAGGCGAAAAGAATACCTTGATAGTATTGCAGATGGAGATCCACGCCCTGAAGTAGAAAACCCAAAGCCTACCGATGAAATCATAGACATCGATCTTCCATCATTCCAAGCGTTTGATTTAGATCCGGAACCAATACTGGAGGCAAGCAAAGCGATTAAATCTCTTAATGAAGATGTGCTAAATTACATCACTACTTCTTCTGTCCTGGGCGATCATACCAATGATATCAATTTTGCCATGCAGCGCACAGAACAGACGATATCATCGCTTATTGAAAACGGTTATTCCCCAACCGGCCCGGCTATTCAAAAGCTTGTAAATGACTATGACAAGTTAAAGAAGGCTCAACAAACGCAGGCTGCTTTTATGCAGGCAGCTACGAACGATCAAATATCATCTTTGCGTGATCTTGGTAATGAAGTTAGAGCTCAGGTTTTAGCTGCTATAAAAGCTCGTATAGCTGAAGCTGTCGCAACTCAAATCGCAAAGGCATTAGCTACAGTTCCTTTTCCATTCAACGTTGCAGTTGCTGCTGCTGCCGGTGCAGCAATTCCATTACTTTTTAATCAGATTCCAAAGTTTGAACAAGGTGGCAAGATTGGTGGTAAAAAACATAGAGATGGTGGTACTCTTATTGAAGCCGAGAGGGATGAGTTTATTACAAATCGAAATAGTTCGAATGTTGCTTCTCATACTCTAAACGCAATCAATTCTGATGTTACTACAGCAAGCAAAATAGAGCGATTTGTAACTACAGAGATACTAACAAATAAAAGGACGCTTGAACAAGGTGGTAAAATTGGTGGCGTTGGTATGGCCAGAGCAGAAAAGAAAAAAACGCTTATTGCTCCTAATCAAAGTTTAGAAGGTGGAAAAGAAACTCCTACAAGCCCCACGCCTAGCATCTCTCAGAGAGTACTTGCCTCTCCAATAAGCAATAGAGAGCCGCTAAGCGTAATGGTAGATATACCAACGGTCAGAATTAATGATTCTAAGCCTGATAATACCGAGTTGATAAAAGCTATTAAGGAGCAGACAGATCAACTTTCAAAAGTAGACAGAACCGTAAAAATATTGCGTTCTGAGGTTTTTGATGAGGTGGAACAAGAACGAAAGAAACGCCAAAATACTAAAACTGTTTTTGATTGATGTCTTTGTGGAAAGTTAAATATTCATCGCAACTCCAGACCGTAAATGGGCTTACCAAATACGAGCTTAAGCAATTTACCAATGATACCGTTACGGAAAAAAAGTTACCTCTTCAGAGCGGCTCAAATTTATTAAAGTTTCAATCAGGCAATGAAGAGATAGGTTTAGGATGGTTAAGTTATTCCATCACTTTAAGATTGAGAGATTATATATCTGATTCTCTGCTTAGTGAAATTAAGATCGGCTCCTGGAGATTGGAAATAACTATGAACGGAAAGATGATGCCCTATCTTTTTCCTGATTTCAGTCAACTAGACGTAACAAAAGGGTTGATTAATATATTTAAATCAAACCGGTATTCAGTTTTTGAGTTAACCTTTGTTGACGCAATTACGATGTTTGGAGCAGATAGGTATGGTGAAGAAAAAACGGCTATATCAGCTTCAGGGAACTATCTGCATGTATATAGTAGCGGCACTGATTTAGGTCATGTGCCTATTACGGATCTTTTGGGTGAGTTTATATATGATGCGGTTAACGGAACGGAAGAGACGCCGGTATTTATAAAACATGGGCTGTATTTAGATCAGAACCTTTCACCATTTGAAGACCCATTAGTTCCTTTTACACCATCATCAAACGGGGTTTCTATTTTTGCCAATATTTTAATTGCACCCGAGCTGTTTGACGAACACGTATCTGATACCAGTTATAAACCATCCAAGATCGATGTGATTAATTTCTTAAGCACTTTAATATACTCTCAAATTGGATATAGCTTTGAATTAGGAGGTTTATTCATAAGAGAGCTTGGTACTTCAAACTACAATAATACAACTGTTCAGAAGCTAAATTACGCTTTTAATGGTTGGCGTACTTTTGTAAATAGCACTTTGAATAATCACGATCTTAGTACATTTACTTTGCTTGATACCATCGAGCCGATCATAAAAGAGCAATATCTAGGGATGGTTCTTGAGACCAAGTTTGGCAAAAGCGATCTTGAGATTAAACTAGAGTCAACCGATCAGCGTCAAAACGTAGAGTTTAAAACCGTCTATGATATAGAGAAATTAAACGACTCTGCTGATGATGTGAAGAGCTCAAAGTTTGGAATGTCTATGAGGGATTTTAATGAAGACTTCGATTTAAGACCTAAGAATTTAAAGCATAATTATACCTCATCGACTTATACAGAGATAGATAGAGATTACATCGAGCATTACGTGAGATTGAATTTAATTCCAGACCCACCATTACCTCATTTTGATAGAAAAGGTGTTAAATTAAAAGTGAGTGCACTGATTGATCCTTTAATTCCTTTTCAGCTGAACTCACAAGTTTATACTATTACGAGGGGTGTAATTGATACCTTTAACTACACTACAAAAATTGAAGACTCAACATATGAGCCGGAATTAGATCTAACTTAGTACTTAAGTGATTGCTTAATTCCTTACTCATTTGTCGCAGTTATTTTCGAAATCTGTCGCGGTTTTGTAGTGATATCTGCTTTTCCAAAGTAATTTCCTTTT